AAATGTAACAGCAGTACCCATTTTTGAAGATTACAAAATAACTCACGATGCCTACCTTGAAGAAGAAAATGCAGAGGGTGTTTTCATTCACCATATAGTGGGAACTGATCCTATTGTTCCTAAAATAAACAACCTTCAAAAAGATGATAGAGGAACAATTCACAAAATTGAGGGTGTAGCTGATACTACTTACACCTACGCAATTGCGGCTTACGATTCTTATTCTAAATTCGGATTGAACTATGTTACTGGACAAGTAACAACCCTTCCTGAACTGTCTGTACCCGATCCTGAACCTGATCCAGATAATGTTCTTGGTCTAGTAGTCAGTTCTTCGTTAGAGCAGCTTCCTAATGGTCAGGAAAGGGTACGTCTTAACATACAATGGAATAAAGTTACCGGAGCAAATCAATACGATCTATGGATTGTAGAAACATCTACTAATAACGTTTCTTTGCCTACGGTAAGTCAACCAGATACTGGTAACATTGTTCAATATTCTATGGAAGCCCTTCCTTCAACACAATATACTGTTAGGGTTAGAGCTAGAATTGGTTCTGTTATCGGGGAATGGACAAACATAGTACGTCATACAACAACACAAGACACCGGAGCACCTTCGGCAGTTACTGCATTTAATGCAATAGCAGGATACGAATCTGTTTATCTTACATGGAACAGGCCCAGCGATTCTGATTTAAAAGAATTTGAGATAAAAAGAAGAGTAGGAATAGGTTCATACAACGTGTTCTATACACAAGCTGGAACAAGTAGTTTCTTCTTTGATAATCAAGTAGTTGTTGGTGTTACTTATCAATATAGAATACGTGCTGTTGATACATCCGGAAACACTTCTGTTTGGGTAACTTCTTCTTCTGTTACACCAAGAAACATATTAGCGAATACAATAACAGAAACAGAAATTCAAGATGGAAGTATTACCTCTCCTTTGATAGGGGCTAATGAAATTATAACAACTTCAGCGAACATAGGTACGGCAGTTATTAACAATGCCGCTATGCAAGAAGCTTCTATAGCAACTGCTAATATCCAAAATGCTGCAATAACAAGTGCTAAGTTTAGTAACACCATTCAATCAGATAATTATGTAGCAGGTTCTACAGGATGGAAGATAGAAAGAAACACGGGTTCTGCTGAATTTAACGAGATTACAGCAAGAGGTAGCGTAATTGTAGGAAATACTACTTTAACTAATGTTAGAATATTAGCCAACCATCCTGATTATTTGATATGGGCGGGTAATGGTAATACACTTAATGATGCAAATGGCATATTTTGGGTTAAGAGAGATGGAACTGCTTCTATAGATACAGAAACGTTCGGTATTCCCACTGGTGGTACTACTGTAGATTCTTTTTCTGCCACAAACACTGCCACCGGTGGTTCTACAACAAACTCTTTGACTGCAACATCTTCTAACATTGAAGTTGGCTCTGGTGGTATATCGTTACAATGTAACTTCGAATTTGAAGCTTTGGATCAAAATATACAAACTCCTCAATCATCATGTTCGGGTCCCGGAAATATTAACGGAACAATATCATTACAAAGAAGAATAGCACCATCAGGTTCTTGGTCTACTGTTGCCACGGCTACGGTAAGCGGGGGTGGTAGTGTTGTATGGATTCCTGAAAGTGATCCATCATTAAGTCCGGGAATATGTACAGTAAGAAACAGTACTGATGTTATTAAGCCTTTTGTAGATAATCCAAGTTCTGGTACCTATAACTATAGAGTATTGTTTACTTCTTGGTCAGCACCATTTACAAATGCTGAAGTAAGTAAAAACAAATTTACTGTTACAACTTCAAGCTAACAAACATGTAAATTTAATAAATATATAAAACATAGGAAATATTAGATAAAATGTCAACATTTAAAAGAATACAAGATTTACCATCGATAGATCTTCCATTGACAGGCGCTGAGGTTTTTGAGGTTGAAAGACTTTCACCCGAAGACTCACATAGTATAACTTTCAGTCAGTTGAGAGACGAAATACTTTCTGGTGTTAATACAGACGGAATCACCGTAGATTCTCCAGATATTGATGATATTATCGCATGGGACGGTTCCGATTGGGTTCCAAGAAGTGGTACTTTTACTAACATTAAAGATTTTAAGGATAATCTTGGGGTATCGGATGATACTGCTGCTGTACAGCAATGGGTAAATTATGCTGCCAACAACCAACTTATTGCTTTTATACCCGCTAACACTACTGTTACAATAAAAAATTCTGTAACGTTGCCTGACAATGTAGTAATATTCGGTGGTAATATGTTCACCTCTATTGTTAGAGCTACAAATGATGCAGACGTTTCTATAAAAATGTTCAGAAACACTGACTTTAATAACGGTAATTCCAATATAAAAATATCTAACATGACTATTGACGGTAACGACATTGGATTCAACGATCCCAATGATGGTTCCGTATGCATAGAAATGCAACGTGTCACAAATATACTTTTAGAAAATCTACAGATAATTAAAGGTGGTATTGAAGGAATATATCTAGGGTTTTGTGATAATATATTTGTTAACAATCTATTAGCACACGACAATGGACCTTTTAACTCCGAAGTTGCGTATCTCGGTGATGCATCTGGTATTCACCTAGATGCTTCAACAAATTTTAAAATCCAAAACACCATTTCATACGAAAATGGTTTTCATGGTATTATTTTAACAAATACAAGATATGGTAGTGTTTCTGCCGTAACATACGGAAACGGTTTTAACGGAGGATTTGCTCAATTTGGTTGTGAAGATGTTTCTTGGGATTTGATCAGTTATGGGAACTTTAGAGGTTTTTATGCTACAACTGATTCCAAAAATATGAGAATCAGTGGATCATTTTTCAATAACACCAATAATATTTTGACTAACAATGTTACCAATACTATAATTGACGGCGTTCACTCCTACGGTGCTATTGAGAATGATATTTATCTTGTTGGTGACGGAGATAACGTAATATACTCAAACTCTTTTCCGAGACAACCTACAGTACAAATAGATTTTGATAGTGCAGTGATTTACACAGACGAAAGATTGATAGGAGAAATTACCGGAGCATATACTGTTAGAATACAGGATGTTTCCAAAGTTCTAGAACTTAGAACCGATAACAATTACACTGTTACTATTCCAACTCAAGTTGCAGTTGCTCAGGGCACAGACAACGAGTTTGATACGTCTAATAGTATCATCATAAGAAATACATCTTCAACTGGCGTGTTGACGCTTTCAGGCGCTTCTGGTGTTACTTTATCGGAAGCTAATAGTACGGCAAATAACGTTACTCTTAACCCGAAAGAGTCAATAGAACTTGTTTATAATGGATCAGACAACTGGACAGGATACAAATCCAACTCGGTCTATTCTTCAATAGAAATTACAGAATCACAAATAAGTGATCTACAATCATATTTGACTGTTGTAGATTTGGGTCAGACCGTTCTTCCTGACACTATAGAGATAACCAACACTGGTGGTAGTAACACTATTATTGCTTCTGCAACAACTACAGACTCAGGTTTATTGTCTTCTTCAGACAAGACTAAACTTGATGGTATTTCTGCTGGTGCCGAGGTTAACGCCGTAGATTCTGTATCGGGTAAAACCGGATCTGTAACTTTAGACACTGACGACGTTACAGAAGCTTCTAACCTATATTACACAACTGCAAGGACAAATTCTGACATTGACATTAGAGTGGACAAAGCTTTTGTAGACGCTCTTGGTATAGATTCTGAAACGTTAGATGGAAACATACCAGCATATTTCTTAGACTACAACAATTTCACAAACACCCCAAACATCTTTAATACCATATCTATATCCGGGCAGGACAACGTCGTAGCAGACAGTTCTAATGATACTTTAACTCTTGTGGCTGGAAGCAATATAACATTAACTACAGATTCGAGTACAGATTCTATTACAATCAGTTCATCTGGTGGTGGTGGACAAGCTTTTGGTACAATATCAGTATCTGGACAGAGTGATGTTGTTGCAGATACAACTTCCGACACATTGACATTAGTTGCTGGTACCAACATGACTATAAGCACTAATGCTTCTTCAGATACTATAACATTTGACGCTGCAACTTCCGGGGGCTCTTTGACAAAAGAAGAGGTACAGGATTTTGCTTGGGATGTTTTGACCGGAACACAAACTCTTATAACGGTAACTTATGATGATGCTAACGAAAACGTTGACTTTATTGTAAACGACGATCTATCTTTATTTGACAATAGCTCTTCTGGATTTTTAACTGATGTGTCTTTTTCAGACATACAGGCTGGTTCTGTGTTGACTAGTATCGAATCTTTTATAGATTCTGATACACAACTAATGACTGCTGCAGCAATAGATGATCATATAGAAAGTAAAGGATATACTACAAACACAGGAACGGTAACTTCTGTTGGAATCTCGGGTAGTGACGGTATAGAAATAGATTCTGGTTCGCCTGTTACAAGTTCTGGCAACATATCTTTGGGGATAAATGCTGTTTCCCTTAGAAGCCATATTAACGTAGAAGATGGTTCAACCGCAGATCAAACTGAGGAAGAAATACAAGATGCCGCTTGGAATGTTTTGAATGGAAACCAAAGTCTTATTACAGTAACATACGATGATTTGAATAATAATGTTGACTTTGTAGTTGAAAATGACTTATCATTGTTCGATAATAGCATTTCTGGTTTTATTTCAAACATTACAGGAGAAAATATAAATGAACTTTCAGACGTTAACATTAATACTCCATCTGACGGCCATGCCTTTTTTTACGAAGGCACTGGCTCAGAGTGGATAAACAGGGCAATTGTAGAACAAGATATTAGTGATCTGCAAAAGTATACAAATTCTAGACCTACTGTAACTCTTCCTAGGGCGAGGGGCAGCTACATATATTCTACAGAAAGCGGTTGGGATGATTGGTACGCTGCTGGAGATGGTGGAACAAGTAATGATCACGTAACACAGACTGGATCAGTAACTGTAACTACCCAATCTGGAAACAGTAATGCTGGTATTTCTACGCCAATATTAAGCCCTACGGTGGATATTAGTGAATCTTTGTTGAGACTTTTTGTTAAATGTGATGATTGGGCTGATGTAAGTGCTGTCTTTTTGACAATATCATCTTCTGAATGGACTTTCGCAGATTCTGTGAATATTGATTTGGGTACTAGACTAGTAAACCCACCAGACAATGAATGGATAGAAGTTGTAGTAGATGTTGATGATCTTCCTGTCGATGGCTCTCCAAACCTTTCAGCAATAAAACAAATGTTGTTAAGGGTGCAAGATAATGGTAATAACAGAGTAACGGTTCATCTGGACTCAATAGCAACTATACCTGACAGCACCACGGGACACATTGTTACAATCACTTTTGATGATGGATATGATGATGTTATTATCGGTAAGGAATATATGGACAAATATATGTATGCCGGCACGGCCTTAATCGATCCTGAAGAAATTGGAAACTCTGGTTACCTAACAGAAGAAGAGCTGTTCGATCTTGACAAAGTGGGATGGGACATTGGTGGTCATCATATTGGTAACCTTAACAACCTTACTCAATCAGAACTTGAAGATCACTTAAGATCTACAAGAAACTATTTGTTAGAAAGAGGTTTTCGTGGTTCGGATCACTATTCTTACCCCAACGGTGCATTTAGTGACAATATAATTAAAGAAGTTAGAAGAAACTTTTCTCACGCTTCTAATATAAACGGATGGGCAAATGGTCAGACCTACATATCTCCTTACAACATCAACAGGCAGTCCATTGACAAGTTTACTACACAGGCCCAAGTAAAAGGTTGGATTGATGATGCTAGCAAACAACCAGTGGCTTATATTGAATTTTCATACCTTGGTATCTACTTTGGTAGATGGTCAAGACTGGTTGGAAACAGATTTTTCTGCAATAGTTGATTACTTAAATACAAACAACGTCAATGTACAACCATTGTCTAACGCAATTCAGATTTTGAATAACAAACAATAAGGACGCACACACACATGTTTATAATTTATTATGATGAAAACAAAGAGCTTAGGTACTATAAAGACTCAAGGAAAAAGAGATACCAAGAATATGTAGAAAATCTTCCAAACACTATTATGGTATTAAATGAAAATGGCCAAGAATTTTTGGAAGAGGTTGATGAAAGTATTCTTAAAGAATACAAAGCTTTCATATCTTCTACTATTAAGTATTTGAGGGCTTAAAATGCCAAATAGAACTAATCCGGTAAAAAGGACTAACACCAAAAGAATATTTGCCGACCCAGTAGCGTCGGCGATTCCTGTTAGTCCAACACCAACACCTTCAACATCTCAAATACCACCTACACCTACACCAACACCTACACCCAGTAGTAGTCCGAGTGTTACACCATCTCCTACTCCTACCCCTTCGCCACCTCCGGGGACGCCTTATACTTTTTTCCTACTAAGTGATATTGACCCTATTAATAACCCGGATAGGCTGTTAACTATATTTGATCCTATTCTTGGAGATGACTCTTATAGTGTTATACAAGTTGCTAACCCTAGTACGGTAGAAACTTCTATGAGGAAATGGAGATACACTTTTGACCAAGATTGCACCATAACTGGTTTTAATACAAGACTTTTAATAGCCAATGCCACTCCCAGACTTAGCGACTTTAGAGCAAAGTTTATACAATTGGATTCTAATGGGATTGAGGTTGATAGTGTTTCTGGACCTTGGGTTCCAACAAACGAAATTTTGCTTAACCAGATCTACGGAGAGAATTTCCTATACACATTAAATATTTCTGAGGGTGATAGTTTAATACTAGACGTTCAAACTAGAACCTATGAGTCTGGTTTACCTTATATGTTTTATGACACTCTTGTTGATTTTAGATTAAATTACTTTGAAATTTACAGCAATGATTTTGCTCCAAACTTGCCGACGCCTACACCTACACCAACTCCAAGTGTTACGCCAACAATTTCTTTGTCTGCGTCTATTACTCCCACCCCCACACCTACAAGCAGTGTAACCCCAACACCAACTCCAAGTTTATCTGTTCCTAGTGATGATCCTTGTTCTATATTTTTTGGTTATACCGGTAACAGATTTTACAACCGTTCTGGTGATGATAACATTTTATTGACTACCGCCAGTGAAACTGTTGACTTTAGTGGGCTTATGGCAGAAAATGGAGACATTATTGTTGTATCTGCACAAACATATTTGGGTATTGAAGACATTTCTGGTTTTACTAAAGTTTATGATCAGCAAATAATAGATGATACTGATGTTACTCCAGAGGGAGGTGTTGCTTATGATTCACCATTTAGAAGACAGGTCTTTACTGCTGAATTTGGTACAGATATTTTGACACCGTCTATGTTTATTCAACAAACACCGGACGCAGTTAATTATAATGCCGATTTTGTTAGAATAACAATAAATGTTATAAGAAACGGAAACATTTTATCTATAAACAACTATAACAACTTTGATCAAGGAAGCGATAGTATTCTTACGTTTACACCTGCACCATTACCTACTGCCAACGCAGTAAGATATTACATTATATCTTTCGATGGTTCTAACACTTTCAGATACAAATTTTCAAATTTAAATATTACAAATTTGCAAGTTAAAGAATTTACGTCTTCACAAAGTAATCCATCGATTATAGAAGCGTCTGACATTGGTGCAGTTTACAACAGTTCAATAGGAGATTCCGGGTTTTTCACCGCAATAGCTTTTTCAGACTATTTTGATGGAAACCTTGATATTGAATTTGAATGGAATCTTTTTGAGTTTCCAACTGTTTGTTCGGTCACTGAAATTTTAGTAGGATGTGGGGTTAACGATCCTCCTAATATAAGAAGAACATCTGATGGTAGTTTGAGAGTTGGGAATTTAGGAAGATTTATTCACCGGAAAAATTACTGATTAAAGTAACCTTCCAATAAATACAGTTGGGCAGCGCCCTAACTATGTGTGTGTGTGTGTGTGAGGGCTGGGCGCTGTAAAAGGTTCTCAGCCCTTTTTTTCCCACCTCCTACCGCTATTAAGATACAATCCTATAATAGCGGTAGAGAGTCCCACAATGGCCGTAACGAACGTTGTCTGTTGTGCTGTAGGTCCACCAACAACTTCTATAACCACACAAGCTATTTCAGATGCTTTGTTAACATCAATACCATTCTGTATTAGTTTAAAAAATATATCTTCTTGACACTGTATTTTTGCTATGGTTTCAAGAGATTTAAACCAAATATAAATTTCCCAAACCAAAAAGCCATACACTATTAGTATGGCTCTTGGTGCTATTCTATATGCGTCAATCATTTCTGCGATTGAAAGTATTCTTTCTTTCATTTCTTTTTCTTTCGTTTCTTTTTCTTAAGCCTACGTTTACCGCGTGTATTAAGTTCTTCATACATCTTCATGGTATATATTTCTTCGCTTTCCATGCACAATATCTTTTCTGATGTTTTTGGACCATAATATCCTTCTTCGGCCAACTTGCGTATGTTATATATTTTGTGTTTAAGGTCATTTTGTGGTATTTTTATCTTTTCTATGTATTTCCCATGTTGGTCTGTTCTATACATAACATCATGTCTCATTAATTCTTCAGAACCACAGTTTAAAATTTCTTGACAATCTTCTTCGTAGTAGTTATTATAAGCTAGGTATTTAACTTTGTATATTTTAGTAGCTATCTGTTCTGCCTCTTCTATAGTTACAGGTAATATATTCATAATTTCGTATACTTCTATAGATTCAAGTCTAGAGACCTTAGTATCAATACCTACAACGGGGTAATTTTTAGGATCAAAATAACGGGCACAACTTGGTACCCGTGTTTCGTTTTCGGTATCTGACATATTTCAACCTTTACTCTTTCTGTTTATTTTTTTCATTTTTATTCGTTCAGTAACATTTTTCACGTCAGATTCAAATAAAATATACACAATTTGGCTTTTGTATACTAACCTATTAGAACCAGATGATACCTCTACAAGTATTGTGAAAGCATCGCTAGTTTGTATTACTCCACTAATTTCACCATTAGTAGTAACAATAGTTACTACTGCGTCCCTCAAAGTTTCCAATACACAGGTTTGAACGTCTGAATTACTTTCAACCATAGTAGGTATTCTTTGCAATTTTAATTTCTCTCTGTTCATTATAAAGTATCCTTAAATTATTTCTATGTTATCTCTAATGGCGAGTATGACGGAGTCTCTTGCTTTTTCCAGTCCTACCTTCCTAGCTTCTTGTTCAACTTTATCGTCATTTAAAAAACATTTCAATATAATGTCTGATGCTAAACTATGTTCTTTTTCCATCTGAAATTTGCTTTTATATTCAACATCACCCTGATAATGACTATTGTTTATTACATACTCTAATGTTTTAACAATCACTGTTATTCTCCTTCCTTGTCGTCATAGTATGTTCCAGACGTTGTTAGTATTGACCATATGTCTAAGTCAACTAGGTCTGGTCTTCTTCCTTTGTTTTCAATATCAAGAATCCTTTTACAAAGTTCTTCATTGTAAAAACCGTTTTTAGCTTTATCAACAATATTGTAAGCTTTTGTTTTGTCTGAAAGTTTCATCCATATTTTTGGTCTACCTACAGGGTGTGATTCGTTATACATACCTTGTGAATTAAGTTGTTTCCATAATTCGGTTCCAACTAATTCATGAAGTTTTTTTTGTCTTCCAAGTTCAATTATTCTATCTTCAATATCTTTCTTGAAATAACCGTCTTTAGCTTTTCTGTGAATCAAATATGCTTTCTGTCTATCATTAACAGAAGACCATTTGCTTTTCATATATGGTGTTTTAACCATTGTAAATCTCCTTTAAGTTGTTTTGTATTTACATTAGTATTTATATAAAACGTAAAATATTTTTTAGTTTTTAGTGACAATCTTTGACCATTTCTACTACTACCTTTACTGCTTTATTTGAATCCCAGCGTTGAATCATTTCTATTTCAGTAGAATGCCCGTGATCATACATTCTTATGAATCCGGTTGTTATCTGTAATTGGAACCTTATAATTACACCATAATCTGTATTAGCAGTAATAAAACTTTCAAATCTTTTTAAACCGTTGTTCTGCATCTGGTGAAGAGCGTATTGGTTGTTGTAGCACTCCACAAGCTCTTGTACGGACTTTTTAACTTCAACCTGATACGCAGGTGCCTTTTCCATATCAACGCCGGCACAGCCCATTACAGCGATAGTAAGCAGAGGAACTATTGTGTTTCTAATATGTTTTATTTTCATTGTTAAACTCCTTTATTGTGTGTGTTTGTTTACATTACTATTTATATAAAGTATAAAGTAAAAAATGTTTTTTGTCAAGTTTTTTGTCAAACTGTATAAATAGAAATGTAGAACGCAATGTTCTACGCCGGTCTTCTAAAGACTACTATAGACATTTAGACATTAACTCCAAGCAAATCCGCCCCGGTTTATCCGGGGCTTTTTTTTTACAAATAGTTTTCTATTAATTTCAAATTGATATAAATAGTAGTGTTGAATGATAATTTTCGACCTGCGTTTAATAGCTGTAGTTGAGGTACCCCATGCCCTATGAGACTACAGTCGTTTGAATGTTGCCTTTTGGTATAACGAAGCCCTACATAAGTAGGGCTTTTTTTGTATCAAAATTGGGGTTTTACGGCATCTATACTATTAAGATCAAAACGTAAAATAATATTTCCAGTATTTTCAATGATTTACAGAATTTTACATGCAACAAAAAACAAAGAGAAAAAGAAGTGATTCGGCTCCTTGGAGACGGATCACTCTGGCTTTAGTAGACGAGGTTTAAACCCGGATACGTAGCCAGCAAATATGTAGTAACTGGTTCCCTTCGGTCACTCCACTTCGCTGTCGCTTCAGTGGAAAATTGATTCTTTATTTCTTTCGACATATAGAACCATAGCACCGCAGGTATTGTCGCTATACCAAATAGGGAGCGAAGCGACCACTGCTCAAATATCAAAATATAGATGCCGTAAAATTTTATATATTACTTTTCGTCAATTTGTATAAATAAGATTGCAGTCGAATGTAATCGTGGGGATTGCTAGACTAAATTGAAAAAACCAAAAGGAAATTGTTATGATACAGATAATCAAGGGTTCATGTGGTTCTGGAAAAACTACATCGTTCATAAAAAACAGACTTGGGTTTATCGAAAGACCTGTTCTTTACGTATGTCCCTCTAAACCAGCAGTAAAAGAAATACATGATTTAATACAAAAACACACAGAAAAATCTGTTATTGCAATAGACAGTGATCATTGTGGGGCAAATGTAAAAGAGACTTTACAGAGATACCTAAAAGATGAAACCAAGAACGTTGTGGTTTGTACAATACAGATGTTCGAACAAATACCACCAAATAGGTATTTGACACATCAGGTTGTAGTAGACGACCCATTGCCTTTAGTATCAGGAATAACTCTAGTTGACAGCAATGAATTAAACCTCATCAACACTTATTTTGAAAATAATGAAGGCTACCTTTTACCAAAAAACCTTAATTTGTTGAAAAAGCTTTCAAGAAATTCTACTTCTAATATTAAGACCTATGTTTCAGGTATTTTAGATGTGATGCTTAGAATAGAATCTGGAAAATTGAAATTGAAATTGGTCAAGAAGGACACTAGTTCTAATACTGGTATAGTATCTTACAGTTGTGCTATAGAACCATCTAACACATATTTCCCATCTGACGCAATATTGTTAGGTGAAGATGCAGACATACATGAGTTTGTAGTTTTACACTGCCCGAAGGTTAAGGTAGACAATATAGAAACTGAAACTTCTGATAGACCAGTCACAATTTCTTTCTATATGGAAGAGAACAATAGTAGGTACTTCAAGGAAAAATACAATAACGACTATAACACTATAGTAGAAACCATAAAGAGAAAATCGGGAGATACAGATACTTTATTGTTGAACAACAAGTCATACGGTTTGTTTGAACACAACTGGACAGAATTGCCTGTAAATTCTCATTCTCTGAACACCTATCAACATGTGAGTAATGTAGTTATTACCAAAACAACAAACTTTGAAACAACATACAGAAAATATGTAGAAGATACCTACGGTGTTGGTTATGCAGACAATAGAGTATCGGCCAACGTTTTTTACCAAGCTGTAATGAGATGCTCTCTAAGAGATAGAAAATCGAAAGACCCTGTTAGTATACATTGTGTAGATCAAAAAACCGCAGAATTACTATACTGCAAGCTTTCTAGCTCTTTTAACAATGTAAAGCTAAACAAAATAGAAGTAGAATTTGAAGCAAGAAATAATAAGTCAACAGGTAGAAAGAAATTATGGTCCAATACAACAGAAAGAGTAAAGGCCAACAACATAATAAAGAAAGCAAAAGCAGGGTTTTACATGCCAATGGTTAACACTAAAATTTTGTCAATGGTAAAGAACGATAAGAAACACGAGATAGTAAAATTGTCAATATGGGAAAAGCTTAATACTAATGGTGGCTTTAAACAAACATAATAGCATAATAGTAAATATCTCGTGTTTTTGGTCAACATTATAAGTATTTTAATAAATAATCATAGGCTTTATCACTTTCTTGTATCAAAGAAAGTTAACTATAACTATAAGGACGTTTTATGAGTACTAAACCAGCAAAACTTAATATAGAAATTTATCAAGGTGATAGATTTTCAAAATCTTTTTCTATTAAGACAAAAACCACAGAATCACCAGATCCTGTTCCTTTAGATCTTACCGGACTTACTCTAAAGGGCCAGATAAGAAAAACTTTTGATGGTAACAACTATACAGAATTTGACATTACCATAGATGATGCTCTTGAAGGTAAATTTACTGTTTTTCTAAGCAGTCGAGATACTCAAGTAATGAAAGAAGGTGGATATGTATACGACATAGAAGTTATCGAAGACATTGATAACATTTTCAAGATACTAGTTGGAAATATAGAAATATTACCAGAAGTTACAAAAGAGGATTGATTATGTCTATTTTAACGGAAGAGGGTAACAGTATAACAGTAATATTAGAAGAAAGTGGTGTTTCTGAAGAGATTTGTCTTTCTGACGAGTCTATCAATCAGGACATTACACTAGAATTAACTGGTGAAAAGGGTCCAATTGGGCCTCAAGGTGAACCCGGTCCTATAGGCCCCCAAGGTCCCCAAGGCGAACAAGGTATAGGTATTCCTACTGGGGGATCAGCGGGTCAGATTTTAGGCAAAATTTCAGAAACCGATTACGATGTTAACTGGGTAGATGATGCAGGATTTGATCCTAATAGCAACCAAAGTATAACAGGAAATTGGAGTTTTGTAGAAAGTGTTAAGATTGGAACACAAAACAGTCCATCAAAGTTGTCTGTTTATTCTGAAGATAATCTAGCAGACACGCCAATAGCAGATTTTGGAAGACTAGATGGTAAAAGAACTTTAGCAATACGAAACTTTGTACAAAACAATACGTCATTCGAGTTTAATCCTGATAAAACTCTTTTACAAGGGAATCAGGTTAGGTTTAATTTGTATCAAGATGCTACTGTCAATTTTGCCCAATCCCATACAGGATCTACACTCAAAAGCCCAAACATGTTTCTAACCGGTAACTTTTTTGACGGTACAAACAATTTTTCTGTTAATTCCGGATTTGTTTTTACCCCCACCTACTCTGGTGGAGGCTTTTTAAGTTATAGTGTACAAAACGCAGAAGGTTTAAAAATTTGGAGGCACGAAAATAGAACACCTATAGTCAATGTCGGTAATAATTTGTTAACTAATGGTGTTTTAAACGTCACACCCAATTGGACTGGAAAGGTCGGTGTGTTTATAAAAGGCTTACCATCTCAAACAGCAAATTTATTAGAAATACAAAATTCGGATTCTACAAAATTGATGACATTCGACCCACTTGGTAAATTGGGTGTTGGAATATCATCACCTACATCTAAAATGCATATTGTAAACAATACAGCAGGTCAAAGCGCTTTAAAAATAGATGGGGGTAATTTAACCAATACATATGGTATCGATATTATAAACTCTGGACCCGGTACCACTGGTATTAGAATAAGTAGAGGAGCTTCTACGGTGGCCTTGGCTGTTTCTTTAGATGGAAGAAGTGCGAGTCGTTATATTAATAGTGGTGGTCATACTTTTAATTCTGCTGGCACCATTGGACTTTTGTCTACAGAAGGAGCGTTCAAATTCACACAAGATGTAAACAGCAAAAACTCCAGCTATTCACTGTTCCAACTAGACAATAACCTTGGAGAAAATTCTAAAATAATGCATGTTACTGATAGTACAAATGCAGAAATATTCAATATTGTAGACAGTGGTAACATAGGTTTAGGTGTAATAACTCCTACAGAAAAAATACACGTTTCAGGAAACATATACATCCAAAACGGAAAACTTATAATGGACAGCCCTACCAAAACATGGGAAATAACAATAGATGATAACGGTGTATTAACAACCACAGAGGTTGTTTAAATGTTTCTGAATTTCTAATACCTAACTAGTTTAGTTCTCTTTTTTAATAATAAAAATTTATTAGTAAAAAATTACAATTACTATAAATAATATGGTAATTTACAATGGAGAGAAACACGATGCAACTTTACATTAGCAAGGCATATTACAGCAAACAAAATAAAAAACAAGATAACATGAATGTGTTCTTGGTGTTAAACGAAGAAGAAAGAGACCGAATTAAAAAGAAATACATACAACTGATAAGTCATATCATAAACAATGGCTTCCCATTGAATTGGAACAGTTACGATGATGAAATGATTGAGTTTATACCAAAGATGTTCAATTATCATTCCAAGAGAAAGGATTGTATGATGTTGGACCCAACATTAACACAAACCAAGAAGCTTGATAGGATGCTGAAAAAAATACCCGGTATAGATGGAAACTTTATAGATTGGGCAGAACTAGATGCTGAAGAAAAATTTTCTGAACCGTCAAAGATGAAAAAGATAATGGACAAAAAGAGAAAACTAAAGTCTGATTTTGATAAAAAAGAAGTTCTTATTGAGTCTAGAAAAAGTTTTACGGAAGACATAATATCTTTTTAAAAACAATACAATTGCATAAATAAACATGTAAAACAAAAAGAAGTGCCAAGCACTTCTTTTTTTCTATTCGACTTATAATAAATAATAAGACATTAGACGAAAACAAGATGTTAACACAAAATCCAACACACGTAGAAGCGGTTCTTAATGACCAAATAAACCATATTTGTGTCCTTAACGACAAAACTAGTGTATACGCTAAAAATATACGTCGTTTACACAACAGAGTATTAAGATCACAAAAAATTAATAAAAATAACTGCAACAGATACGAATTAATTTTACAAAAAACAACAGAACTGGAAAAACTTGTTAAGGAAAAATTTGGATAATGGATATTTTGAATAGTGACACTGCACATTTAATATACCTTGTAATAGGAATACTAGTAGGAATGTCCAGTTTAATAGGAATGGCGTGGAAAAAAATAAAAAATTCAATATCAAGTTATCTGATTATATTGTTAGATGCGCAAATCGCTAACTCTTTAAAAACAACAGCAACTTCTCTTACATCCCTAGAGAAACAACATTTTGAAATACAAAAAGAAACCGCCATCATCAAACAAAAACAAGATGCGCTAGAAAAATATTTAGACAAAACTTCTCAAGATGCTAACGATATATCAAAAAAGATCGATAACATCTATAACATTCTTATTGAATTTAATAACAGATAAATAGATTACACACATACACAAAACCCTAACAGTCAGCGACTAGAGGATTGAAAATGCCAGAAATACAAATACCATTAGAAGAAGAATGGCCCCAATGGGCCGTAGACGCTTTTATTCATGAAGGAAAGATAGCATACAAAAATGAATCTGGACAAGTACGTTACAAAAACGGTAAGTTTGTAAAAGGATACTCCGGTAATAAAGGAGGAGTTTCTTCTAATCATGCTCAACAGATTCTTAGAGTACGCTCAATGTGTCTAGATGCATTGGAGAATAAAGGTCTGCCTAGAATAATAAAAGAATTGTCTAACAAAGAACTATCTGCAAAAGATCTTGTATCTATAGTGAAGTTTTTAGCGGAACAATCTATGCCAAAACAGATACAGGATATTTCTGAAACACCTAGTGATATACCTAGAATTATTATTACAAAAGAAGCTTTCGATAGGGCGGAAGAACTTGACAAACAGTATCTAGAACAGTCCGAGGATTCAGGAAACTCTGGATAATGAATGGGTACAACGTACTATTAAGCCCCACAGAGACCCTGAGACACCTCTCAGGCTATCAGGTAGAAGTATTACTATCTAAGGCTAGGGTAAGAGTCTTACTAAATTCTAGACAGTCTGGTAAGACGACAGTACTTAGGGCTATTGTTTATAAAGAAGCACTTGAAGAAAAGAAAGACATACTTGTTTTTGCTGTTACTCATAGACAGGTAAAGTACAACCTATGGAAAGTAATGTTTGAAGGATCTGATCCTATTTTTCCTCAATCACTTATAAAAAATATCAACCGTTCTGATATGTATGTCGAACTAATAAACGGTTCAACCATAAGATGTTCTGGTCTCGAAAATGTTGACGCTACACTCGGTTCTACAGCAGATTTAGCTATATTTGACGAAGCACAATCTTTATCCGAAGATTCAATAAACAAAGTACAGCCAATGCTTTCTACTCGTAATGGTAGAATGATACTAGCAGGAACCGTAAGAACCAGAAGCAACATACTTTGGAAATACTACGAAAAAGGTCAATTGGGGCATCCAGATTATACACCGGGGTTTAGATCTTGGAAAGTAACAGTCCATGATTCACCTACACCAAATAATAATCCAGAAATGATAGCGTTTTTAAAATCATCAATGTCACCTTCACAGTACAAGGCCGAGTTTCTTTGTGATCCAGATTCTGGATTTGGAAGAGTTGTACCAGACTTTGATACAATTCTAAACAGATCAGATATAAAACTCGATCCATCTAAACCATTGTTGATAGGAGTGGATTTTAACGTAAATCCGTATACTATGGTAATACATCAGGTAAATGTCAAGCAAGAGTTTTATCCAAATGGAAGACTCAAAAGTCGTGTTGAAGAACTACATGCTATCGAAGAGCTATATGTAGCAAACACTAATACGCAGAAAATGGCAAATCTTGTAAAAAACAAATACTCAAAATGGCTGGGCAATATAATTTTTTATCCTGACGCTACGGGATCTGCCAGAAAAACTTCGTCTAAAAATACAGACCATCAGATACTTTCAACCGTCGGTAAAATCGTTTGTGATAATTCAAATCCTACCCAGAACGACAGAATAAATTCATTCAATGCTTTGGTATGTGCAGCAGATGGAACAAGAAGATATTTTGTTAACCCACAATGTAAGTATTTGGTCGAGTCTTTACTTGGATTGACATACGACAAGAGTGGAAAGATGGATAAACACAGTAATCTGGATCATCCTTTTGACTCATCTTCATATACGGTTTATCAGTTATATCCAATTAGATCTAAAGGAATTAGACAAAAGCCATTCTTTGATTAATATATAAAAGTTAATAAATATGATGACTACTCTAATAATAAATACAAAAAACACTTTAAGGATAAAACAAAAATGAATCCACATTTTAAAGCATCAAAGACATTTGAAAATCTTCACGATAAGTACACTATTGTAGATGATGTATGGGAAGGTACAGAGGCCATGAGAAGAGAAGGTAATACTTATCTTCAAAAAGAACCTAAAGAAACTTCTGCAAATTATCAAATGAGATTAGATCGTTCTGTAATGGAACCAGTATTTAAGCGTGTAATAATGCAGTCTGTCGGTAAAGCTTTTACCAAACCAATTCAAGTTGATGGTGTTCCATCTTCTTTGGAACCCTTAATATTCAATGCTGATCAATCGGGCACAAGCTTGGAATCCTT